CAGACCCTTGGTCTAGGACGATGGTTTCCCTTGGATTATCTGAAAGATCCTCGTTCATACGTTCCGCAGTGGTGTGGAGGCCGTGGCCTCACCCGGATTCCGGGAGTGGAAGCATTGCTTTCACCCTCCATGCAGTACGCTATCGTGAATCTCGATGACCCTGCTGTTCGCAAGGCGATAAGCAGTGGTAACTCTCGGAAGGTCCGAGGGCTGATTCTTAATGAATCCGATGAGATAAACGCTAAACTTGGTTCGCTCGGCCTCGAAAGTATTACTTACGAGGAAGCAATTTCCCAAGTTAATGCCCCCATATTGCAAGATTGGGCTGACGTGTCCTACACTCAGACAACCAAGCAATTGAGGGATTTATACGTGCCTTATGACAAAATTGATCTCACTGAGAAAAAGATTGCCGTGGCCGTTAAGGCTTTCAAAGGTCCTAGCAAGTTGCTAGAGACCCAGAAAAGTTACGAGTCCCGAATGCGAGCCGTTAGCAGGGCTATACGGACAGCGCACGAAGGACGCGATTTACGTGAAACTTCCATGGACGAACTTAGCGCTGCATTGCAGCCTAGTCGTGGTCCTTGGCGAGAAACCCGCTATATCCGGCGCGATCTTGTCGAGAACCTCCTCCCAAGGGGATGGATTCCTTCTTTCACGATACCGGTGCCCTTCCTCGGTGGAGAACATTCTCCGATCGAGGTCGAGGACCGAGTAGTTAACTCAGTCGACCTGACTCTGGCGTCAGTCGATGCCCGCGAATGCGCGGTATATCGACCTGCCACAGAGTCGGTGGTGTCTTCGGACACAGGGCTTGTGGATCTTTTGGAATACCAATAAGACCCGGCTTCTTGCTTAGAGTATTACTCTCACGGGACAACCGTGCTGCAACACCTGCCTACCCTGGGGGCATAACCAGGAGGTGCTATAAGCAAAAACCCGTCAGTGACGCGCCTGTATCCGATGTTGGTTGATGCCAGCTGGCTATCCGTCAGCATAACTATGTTATGCACGAGCGAATTCGCTCAACTGGTAGCCTCAGGTTCTTCAATCAGCGGAGGAGACAAGGTCAGGCTCGTCGCTGACTGGGAAGAAAAGACTGAGGATAGCGAAAACAGTTTGGGTGCCGCGGACAAGGTCCGGGAATACCTAAAACATGTTTTCGATAAGGCAAAGTTGATGAAGAACTTGTGCCAGAACACAGCTGCTGTGTCTGTCGCCACTCCCAAGGGGAGGTGTTCTCAAAACTTGTCCTACAAAGCCGCAATGGCCCATGGAAAGTCCACTGGAAAGTCATGGATCAAAGAGGTTTTTAAGCGTGCTGCTCCAGTCGAAGGTCACAGGGTGATCAGTGAGATTGGAAAACAGAACGTGATACTGGACCTGAGGCGTGGCCTCCTCTCACGGAGAGAGGCGACGTTTCTCGGAATCCAGCTAGCT